GGTCGAGGGGCAGTATCGGCCAGGCCCGTACATGCTGTCGAACGGCTGGTTGCCGGCCGGCAGCCCGTGGAACTGGTGGCAGAGCGGCGCCAACCTGCAGCCCTATGGCGGGCCGAGCGCGATGCTGGAGGCGTGCGTCTCGGCCTACGCGCAGACCGTGCCGATGTGTGCCGGCGACCACTGGCGCAGCCTCGACAATGGCGGCCGCGAGCGCGTGACCAACAGCGCGCTGTCGCGGATCATGCGGCGGCCGAACGATTACGAGAGCATCTCCGATTTTATGATGGGCTTGACGCGGCACCTCTACGAGCGCGGCGAGAGCTTTGCGTTTGCGGTGCGCAACAACCGCGGCGAGATCACCGAATTGCATCGCATGCGCTACGGCATCGGCTACGTCGCGGTCGACGGCAGCATATTTTATTCGCTCTACGGCAACGAGATTGCCCAAGCCCGGTTCGATCTGAGCGCGACGATCCCGGCGCGCGACGTGCTGCATGTGCGGCTGCACACCCCGGTTCATCCTTTGCGCGGGGTTACGCCGATCCTAGCCGCCGCCCTGGATCTGGCGATGTCCGGGGCGGCCAGGGCGCAACAGCTCGCCTTCTATCTGAACCAGTCTAGGCCCAGCTTCATCCTGCAAACCGACGCCGCCCTGAAGATGGAGGAGATCGAGGCGATCCGCGCGAAATGGATCGAGCGCTCGTCGGGCGAGAATGCCGGCAACACCATGTTCGCAACCCACGGCTTGAAGGCGCAACCGATCCAGACCACCGCGGTCGACGCGCAATTGGCCGAAGTTATGAAGATGAACGAGCAGGACATTGCGCTGGCGCTGCGCATACCGCTCCAGATCCTCGGCATCGGCGGCACCACCTACGCCAGCACCGAATTACTGATGCAATCGTGGATTGCGACCGGCTTCGGCTTCACCATCAACCACATCGAGGAAGCCTTCGGGTTGCTGTTCAACCTGCGCGGCGTGCCCGACGAGTATCTCGAATTTGATACGAAGGCGCTGCTGCGCTCGGCTTATCGCGAGCGCATCGAGGCGTTGGCGCGCGGTGTCATCAGCGGCATCTACTCGCCCGACGAGGCGCGTGCGGCCGAGGATCTGCCTGCGGTGCCTGGTGGCTACGGCAAGCAGCCCCGAGTTCAACAGCAGGTCGTCCCGCTATCGTATGGCGCCGACCTACAGCCGCCCTCGCCGCAGCCGGCGACACCGCCGGCCGAGCCACCACCAGACAATGCCGCTGACGGGAGTGGCGACGGTGCAAACCAGCCCAGCAAACAACAGATCCTCGCCGCTATCAGGTCAGGCCAGCGTGTCGCTCTCGCCGCTTGAGATCATCGCCGAGGAAATCGGCGAGATCGCCGGCCGCATCGAGCGCGAGACACGGCTGGAATTGCGCGCCGCGATTGCCGAGCTCGAATTGCGCATCGAGCGCGCGATTGCCGGGGTGCAGAATGGGCCGCCGGGAGCGGATGGCCCACCAGGACCGCAGGGCGAGGCTGGGGCGCGCGGAGAGGCCGGCGAGGCTATCACAGGCCCACCCGGCGAACAGGGCATTCCTGGGCCGCCCGGCGAGCCCGGAAGCGATGGCCGCACACTCGTTCCCAAGGGCGCCTGGAAGCCCGCTGGCGCATATGAAGCGCTCGACGTGGTTATGCTCGACGGCTCCTCCTTCATCGCGCTCTACGACGCCCCTGGCGCCTGCCCCGGCGATGGCTGGCGTTTACTTGCGGGGCGCGGCAAGTCCGGCCCGCCGGGACCACCGGGCGCCATCGGCGAGCGCGGCTATCCCGGCCCGCCGGGCGCGGTGCCAGTGGCGCTGGAGATCGACGACCAGGGCTTGCAGACGCTGCGCTTCGGCGACGGCACGACGCTGACCTGCGATCTGTATCCCCTCTTCGCCAGGCTGGCGCGGTGAACAACGCCTATCGCATCACCCGGGTGGTGACGCCGGCAACCACCATGGCGCTGGTGACGATCGACCAAGTCAAGGAAGTGCTCGACATCGACCCCGCCGACACGTCGGATGATGCCGCGTTACAGCAGCACATCGATGCCGTATCGCAGGCGGTCAACAACTGGTGCGACCGCATATTCGCAGTGCAGACCTATCGCGACCAGTTACGGCAGGTAACCGGGAATTTCGGTGAGCCGCTGATCACGCGGCAATACCCGATCACCGACACTCCACCGCTCGTGGTCACCCAGGACGGCGGCGTGGTCGATCCCACGATGCTGGAGATATTTCCGGAAACGGGCGGTATCTACCGGCTCGACGCCTCCCTGGTGCCGGTTGCATGGGCGGCATCGTTGCTGGTGGTCGATTACACCGCAGGGTTCGAGACGATCCCGGCCGATGTCCAGAGTGCTGCACTCGAATGGGTAACCGCGCGCTGGTATCAGGTCGGCAACGACCCGACAACGGCTCGGGAGCGTATCCCCGATGTAATGGATCTGTATTACAGCCCGAACACCACCTCTGGGACGGGCGATGCGGTCCCGAGCGCGACGCGCGATCTGCTCGGCGCTTACCGGATCTGGACGGTATGACGCCGCGGATCCTGATTTCCCGCCTCGACAAGGCGATTGCCGGCTATGGGCAATCGGTGACGCTACAGCGAACCGCAGTCGACAACACGACCGGCGGCCTGACGGTGGCGGCGGAGATAACATGCGCGGCCAAGTTCCGCACCTTCGGGCCGCAGGATTTGGCGGCCGGTGAGGTGCAGGACATCAGCGTCGTGCTCAGCCCGACCGGACTTGGCAGTTTCGGTGTGCCATCGCGCGACGACCGCATCATCCTCGGCGGCAACCCGTCGAACATCGAGCAGATAGCGCCGCTCTATTACGGCGGCGTGCTGTGCCGGGTTAACCTGCTCTGCCGTGGCTGATCAGCGCGAGGCGATCCTGTCTCGGCTGGTGGCGATCTGCGGCGGGGTGAGCGGCATCGCCGCGGTCGGCCGCAACCGGCTCGACGTGACCGGCCTGGCGCGGCCAGCGGTGGTGGTGCTCGACGGCACCGAAACAATGGTGGCGCAACCTGAGATGCTGCGTCGGTCCGAATTGCAGCGGATGGAATTGTCGCCTGACATGACCGTCTTTGTGCGTGGTGACGACGGCGGCGAGGCCGGCGTACTGCTCTCGCGCTACCGCAGCGCCATCGTCTCGGCGGTACTCTCCGATACCGCGCTAGGCGACAGCGTCGGGAAGACGGGGCGGGTGCGATACGAGGGCTGCACGGTAATGCCGCCCGACGCCGAGGCTAAGGAACACCAGCTCGAATTAAACCTAGTCTTTACCTACGAATTTAAGAGCGGCGATCTGCCGTGACCGATCTCGGAATTACCATCGACTCCTCAAGAATCCACGCACTGGTGCTCCATTTCGACGAGATGCCCGCCGCGCTCAAGCGCAACCTGAAGGCGGCCATAACCCGTGCGACCTATCAGTTGCTGGCGCGCATCAAAGCCACGGAGCCTGTACGCACCGGCAGGTTGCGGGCGGCGACCCACGCCTATGTCGACGAGCGCGAGAACTTTATCCGTGGTCGGGTTCGCATCCTCGCGACCGGCCGCGCTCAGTCGCTCGCCGCGGCCTTCGGCGCTCTTGAATATGGCGCACCAGGGAAGCGGCGCAGCGGGCCTGTCAGGGTTGGAGCATACAGGCGGCGGGGTGCCAGCGTCGGCACCTATGAGCGGCGTCGTCCGCATATCAGGGCGCGGCGGTTCTTGCGCGGCCCGGCAGCGGCGATGCGGCCACAGATTAAGGCCGAACTGGAAGCGGCGATCGGGCAGACCATCAAAGAGTTCGACTTCAGCATTGTGAAGTAACCCCACCGAAGGGATCGGAACATGGCGGCATCAACTATTAATATCGGCACCGCACCCGAGAAAAGAGGCACCCTCATTTTCACGGGCGCCAACGACATCGGGCCGCAGATCACCCTAACCTTGACGACGGTGCAAATAAACCCGAGCGCCGCCATCAATTTTATCGGCCAGGAGTACGGATTGCTCGAAGTCACGGGCGAGGTGCTGGCCGCCGAGGATGGCAGCTTCGGCACCGCCGAGCATCCAGACGATGCGGCCACATCACCCGACGTTAGCAATTATTACGTCGGCACCGGGGTTGTGACGTGGACCCCGGAGGCAACCACCGCAGTGCCGACGCCGACCCCGAGAGACGTTGGCAATGTCAATGTTTTCGAGTTCACCCAGGCGGTCGAATTGTTGGACCATTGGAACCACCGCGGCGGCATTCGCAAGCGCGACTTCCGCCCCGTGGTGCAGCAGACCGCCACCGTACGCATGGTCATGGATGAATTCACCGCCGAGAACCTGCGCCTCGCCTTGCTGGCCGCCTGATGCCGCCGATCAGCTTTCTGGATCTGGTGCCGAAGCGGCCTCGCGCCACCGTCGTCATCGAAAGCGAAGCCGGCCCGGCCGAGTACCCGATATCCGGCATCTCGCTTGCTCATCTGGCTGAGATAAGCCGCAAGTTTCCGGCATTCGCGCGCGTTGTCGAGGGCGGCGCCGGATTACTCAGCGTGATGGAAGCATTGCCCGCGATCATAGCCGCCGGCCTCGGGCATCACGGCGACGCACAATACGAGCGGCAAGCTGCGGAATTGCCGCCGAATATGGTCATCGAATTAGCGTCGGAGGTATTCAAGCTGACATTCGGCGGCCCTTCCATCGCGCTGGCCGAAGCCCCAGCGGCGCCAGACGCCAGCGCAAACGGGACGCTGCCGGAAGCCCTCTCGCAGCCGCGGTTGAGCAATTGATCGTCTGGCAGCATCACCCCGATGCGATTTGGGAAATGACGCCGCGCCAGGTATTCGCCTGGCTCACCCTCGGCCTGGATCGCGAGCGGATCGAGCGCGCGTTTGCACTTGTTGACAGCGCCACCGCATCGCACGGCGATAGCGGCGCCATCGAGCGGGCCGTCAAAGACTTAACCGGCGGCGGCTGAGCAAACATGCCCGACAATCTGACGATCCCGATTATCGCCACCACGGATTTTGCAAAAGCGCGCGGCGAACTGAGGGCGCTTCAAGCCGAGCTTAAAAACCTAGATCGCCAGATCAACGCTGCCGGAAAGGCCGGCGACACCGCCCGCGTCAAGGAGCTATCCAACGCCTTCGGGGTTTTGAAAGAGCGCGCGGTTGGGCTAAGCGGAGGGCTCAACCAAGTTAAGCGTTCGGCAGACGAGGCGACCAATAGTCTGAACGGCACCGGCCGCGCTGGCCGCCGGCTGATCTCCGAGCTCGGCAGCTTGCGCGGTTTCGGCGGCCTCTTGGGCGGCCTCGGCGGCGGCGGCACTGCCACCGGGTTAATCGGCGCCGGGGTCGGTCTTGGCCTTGAAAAGCTGATCGCTCAATTCGAGGATCTCGCCAAGAGCATGCGGGAGATCCGCGACCTCTCACGCGAGACTGCCGGCAAGCCGCTGCTGGTCCAGGGCATGCAGGAACTCGCCAAAGAGAGCGGCGAGTCAGCCGAAAAGGCGAACAAGTTTCTGACCGGGACGTATGCAACCCTCGCGAAGATCGCAACCGCGAAGCGAGACATGCAAACCGGGCTTCCGGTTGGAGCCGATGGCGCCGCAAAGGAGGGGCAGAATTTCGCCAATTTTGGCGACAAGACCGTGCAGGTGCTGCGAGGCGGCGTCACGGTCATCCGCGATTTTTCGGATGCTTTGGCGATCTTGCAGGTTAACCAGGCGAATCTGATCAGACTCTCCCCGGAGAAACAAACCCAAAGGCTTGGGGAGGCATTCCTGCGGGCAGAGAAAAACGCCAAACAATTGGGTTTAACTGAAATTAACCTGAACGAAATATCAAAGCAGATCTTCGGCGTCCCGGCCGAGGATGCCGACAAGCTGATCGCGGCATACGCAAAGGTCAAAGCGAAAGAAGAAGAGCTTAGAAACTCGCAGCGCGGGGCAACCAAGGAACACCAAAACAACATCGACGAGGTGGCAAAGGCTCAAGAAAAGCTGGCACAACAGATAGCGGAAAGCACGTCGAAGGCGGCGAATGCGTCGAAGGATGCGCGAGCGGGGTTTCTTCTAAGCCTTGCCGATTTCATTAAGTCCGTCGACACAATGACGCAAAAGGCGGCTGACGGGACGGTCGACATACTAAAAGACGCAGGGTCTGTGTTCGGGCGCTTTTTGAGATCGCTGATCTCCGGGGCTGAGGCTGCGACCGGCCCGCAAGGCGCCCTTGGACAGGCGGGGCCGATGGGACCGGCCAGCGCTTCGATAAGCCTGCCCGATGTGAGCGTGTCAGCCACGCGCGATATGCCCACCGTATTAAGAGGTTCGGGGCCTGGTGACACAGGCGGTTATGGCCCGAACATCGATTTCGGGCCGGGTTCGGGTCATGGCCCCCGCGGACTCGCTTTTGGAGAGTCGGCAGGAGACCCCGGCAGCAGCCTTCAGTCGGTTAACCCAGGGCTGAGCAATTACCAAGCGGCGCCAGCGCACATGGTTTCCCCGATCGCGTACTCGGCCGGAATGGGATGGGCCTCCGATGCCGCGAAGTCTAGCGCGGACGCCGCCGCAGCCAGCAAAACTGCCGCCGAGGCCAGCGCTAACGCGGTCAAGGCTTGGGTCGATCAGCCCGCATTAGCCTCGGGCGGCATGGTGCATGGGCCAGGCACCGCAACGAGCGACAGCGTGATGGCTCGGCTGAGCACGGGCGAGTTTGTCATGCGTGCCGCGGCCGTCAACAAATGGGGCGCTGGGTTTATGTCGGCGATCAACGGCTATGCCGATGGCGGTCTGGTCATGCCGACCCGCGGCATCCCGAGCTACGCCGATGGCGGTCTGGTGACGGCAGGAACCGGCGGCCGGGCGGTGCATCTCCACCTTGGCGGCAACAGCTTTGCGCTGGCGGGGAGCGAGAGCGTCGTTGGCGCGCTGGTGAGCGAAGCACATTCGCAGCAAATCCGTTCCGCCGGGGTGAAGCCTTCATGGTTCGCCGGCCGGCCTAGCGGGCGATGATCAGCGCCACCACCCCGACCGTTTTCGATATTCATTTCCCGGCCTCGGCGGCGCCCGGCGTCAGCCCATACTCGGCGCGCGGCCTCACCGGAACGCTCACCCCGATCGACGCGGCAAACGGTTCGAGCCTGGTGGCCCGCACCGTCAACGGCAGCCTCATCGACATCAGCGCGCCGCAGATGCGCAAGTACAAGCTGGAGATATCCGGCACTGACCAGGAGTCGCCCGCGCTCGACGGCGTCTGGGTCGGCATGGTGGTGACGGTGAACTCGTTCGTCGAGCTGGCGTATCTGACGGCCGGCGGCACTCCCGAGCGCACCCCGGTATCCGGCAGCAGCCGCACCGAGGGCGCGTACACTTTTTATAGGCCCACCTTTTCAATGATGGTGGTGCAGAAGCAACAGGGCTTTGAGGAGTGGAATGCACACTCGCCCTGGCAAATTACATTGGAAGAAATCTAAGTGCCCGGCCCTTTTTACTTCAGTTGGTGCGGCGGCACCATCGCCGAGCAGACCGCCACCATCGCCACCGGCACGACGCACGGCACGAAGTTCGAGACGGCGACCCTGGTCGGCGACGTCAACGCCGGCAACCAACAGCTCGTCAACATGCTCGCCAACCGCGGCCTGGAAGCCGGCGCGCTCTACACATTGGCCGGGCCGGGGATCGCCGACGGCACGTTCTTTTTGTTCGACGACAGCATCCTCGCCGGCTTGCCGGACAGCATCAACATCAGCCAGGCCGCCACCGCGACGGCGCGCTCGGCGAGCTTTGTCGCGACCAAGTCGGTACCGATCGCCACCATTGCCGGCACCTTGACGCAGGGCAGCAACATCGTCGGGCTCGGCGGCGCGCCGGTCCCGGCCGGCGTCTACGGCATCTACGGCACCGGCATCGGCGAGACCGACGCGGTCGAGGGGCCGGGCATCGTCACGGTCGGCAGCGCCTGGATGATCTGCGACGGCAGCAGCGGCACAGCGGCGATGTACACGCACGTCGCGGTGCCGATCACCTCGCCCGGCGAGGATATGTTCGGCCAGCCGATCACGCTCACCGTCTACAGCGTCGCGGCGCGGCCGGTGCGCGCCACCACCAGCGGCACATTCGGGGTGGAGCTCACCGGCTTCCCGACCGGCGACCCGGCGGTGATTACGGATATCCCATCGGCGTCGCTGCTCGCGCTGGTGCCGGGCCTCGTTTACAACATCAGCGGCAACGGTATCGCGGTCGGCAGCACCTTTGTCGCGCCGGCCAGCGGCGCCACCGAGCTGACGCTCGACCTCCCGGCGACCGCATCCGATATCGGCGCCATCCTCACCATCACCGGGCCGCGCACGCCGAACGCGCCGTTCGACCCGGTGGCGCACGCGCGCTTCGACGAGGACATCCTCGGCGTCGAGATCGCGCAGGACGAGGGCGGCTTCGCGACC